CAGTAATTGCTGCTTTAAATTGGTCAATGCTCTGTGAAATCATCGCCGGTTTGTCAGTGATAGAATCGTCATTTACAATTGAACTAATTGAATCTTCAAGCATGTAACACATCTCCCACATTTTATCTCTTAGGTCTTTATCTGCTTGAATTTCTGAAAAAGTTAATGCATCACCATCTCCTTTAATAAGCAAAGCAGCGTTATCGTTCATCCACGTTTTTAAAACTTCGCTCCTACTTTCAGAATCACTCATGTCCTTTGGATAGGTCTTTAAACACTTGGACGTGTCATTCTTCATTTTCAACAACAATACATTCGCCTCAGGATTATCACCTTTTCCTACAAACGAAATTTCATCCAATTTTACTGAACGCAATCGTCTTGCCATTATATATCCTCCCGTATACCTGTTCCGCCAATACTAAACATTGATAATTTTCCACTTTCAACTTTTTTGAGAAGTTCTTCATCATTAATACGAAATCCTACAAACCAACCTTCAACGCTTTCGCCATCTTTTTTTATGTCAATTCCCAAAGCATCTTGAAGAGCTCTTGAAAAAACCATAGATTCAACAAGTTCTGCTCCACCTTTTACCACATGACTTTCTCCACCCACACGACATTCAGAAACAAATTCATGGGCAGTTTTCTCAACTTCACTAATATCCCAAGTATCTCCAGAATGATCTTCTACAACGGAAGAACCCTTTTTGCTGACATAGGCCCAACCATAAGCAGTTTTATGAGTCTTATCGACCGAAGATAGTTCGCCTTTGAAAATTATTTGAGCAGGTTTAGTCATAGTCTAAAATCCTTGAAATAAATGTAATTTATTTCAATAAATAAACGTTTGAATATAAAAAAGAAATATTATTTAATGATACCAAGTAGAATTTTTATTTCTTATAGTTTTTATAATCAAACAACTGAAGACAAAATTACACCGCATCTACAATTTATCAAACCCGTATTATAATCTCCAGGTCCAAGAACTGGACCAAATGGGGTTGCAAAATAGGCTTTTACTTTTACGCCAAAAGGATTCATAGATGGGATAGGTCTATGGGTGGGTCGTACTTTAGCATCACCCATAGTATACCAAAACTTTCTTACGCTATTATCGTCAATTGCACCTTGATCTACAGCTTGACTCCAAGCCTCTTGTTTACCAGAGTTGATATATCTAAGAGACTCTGTTCTAGCAATATCCATAGCTCGTTTATCAAGAAGGTTTTTAGCATAGCGAGATACTAAGGATTCAATATCTTCTTTTGACAAATTTCCATACTTCATTTGACGAGAAACTAACCCTTGATCAAATTCAGAAAGTTTCCTACCTTCAGCTGAAGTAAATCCCAAATTCTTTTTATTTTCAAGTTGATTACGAAAATTAATCAACGCTTGACTCTGTTGAGAAGTCAATCCCACGTGGTTTCTAAGAATATCCGAAATAGAGCCTCTAGTAGCCGCTATAGACAAATAATGCTCCATAGCTAGACGAAGCCCTGCGGTACTACTAGAAAGAAGGTCTAAGGACAGCCTAGCTGCCGAGAATCGAAGAAAATAAACCGCCCTTTCTCCTAAAACATCGAAACTTGCTTTTTTACCATTATCACCAAGTTCTTGTAATGCTAAAATTGCCCCCAATGAAAATATTGTTTGTAATTGATTTGTCAATGACGGTTCGTCTTTAGGTATCCCCGAACCATAAGTCATAGGATCAATTTCAAGTATACCAGAAGCCTCTATTGCTTTTTCAATATCATTGTTTTCTAAATACTCATCAACTAAATTTCCATCAAAGTGATCTTCAAGTATAGTGTCTATAATATTTAAAAAACATTGACGCAATACGGGTAGATGGGAATCAGCCGCATCTAATATTCGGTTTATACGTTCTTCTGGGGTCATCACTTTTTAGCTATTCCAGGGTTACTTTTTCTGTTTGGACGGTTTATTTCAGGAATATCTTCTTTTGGATTTTTAGTATCTTCCGGTTTATCTGTCTTAACTTCCAAAGTCTTTTTTTCATTGTTAAGACGTTGTTCAATTAAATCCATAGGAACAACAGGGGTATTTGCTGGTGCTGGATCTAATGAAAGCATCTGTCTTATTTTTTGATCTACAGCATCATCAGGCATAAGCGCACCAACACCAACCAACTTATAAATATTGTCACAGAAATCTTTCACATTCTCTTTTTCAATATCTGACGGTTTTAACTTGGGCCAATATTTACGTTCGATGTTATTTAATCTCATCAATCTCGGTATTGCTTGTTTATTGAATACATCAGCAATGCTTTTTAACCATGCTCCCAAAGAAGCTGAGAACATATCAGTCTTATCCGAAGACAAAGCATAACTTCCAACTTTAGTTTGTCCTAAGAAAATAAAGTCGGCCAATACAGTCATTGCTATAGCTTTACTGTAACGTGTTATGATAGAATTTGTATCAAACTGGCGAGTACCGCCTGTGGAAAGAAGATCGAGAGTATAGAGCTTGTTCCCGTTTTCGTTGTATACTAACGGAAAAACAACACCTTCTTGTTCATCCCTTCTTATATTGGTAACCAGCTTTTTAATAGCTGACAAGGTAGCTTTTTGTTCTGCTGTGGCATTGGATGCTAGAATTTCTGCAGGAACACCCGCTACAGGTAGACCGGCAAGGTCCCGTTCGATACCTATACCTTCAACTTCTTCAATTCTTTTTTTGAAGAACCAAGGTCTGTAAGCATTTCGTAAAATACTTCGTCCCATGGGATTGTTTTTATAACTCTGAGTTTTAAACAATAACAATTTTTCAACAGGTATACGTCTCGATCCTCCCAACGGTATAAGTTGATTTAATGCTATAACATCACCCGATTCATTAAACTCCCAAGATTCCAAAGTTTCTTGAGAACGAATCGGTAGTTTTCTCCATCCGATCATACCATCGTCGTATTCACTATAATATGACGGATTACTCGTTTCTAAACCTGTTCTGACTTTATAAACTATTTCATGAGAGGACCAACCAAAAGGTAGCATAGATAAGATTTCACTTATCATATCTCCCCAACTGTGTTCCATATCTGTAAGACATGAATCAAGAAACTCAGCCATACGTTTTGATTCTGGAGATTCATCGGCTGGTTCAGAAGTCCAGTCTACATTGCGAAGTAACTTATCAATAATAAAAAGAATAGCTCCTACAGTATCATCATTATCCCGCATTTCTGCAAAAGTTTTGATACCGCGAGTACCCGCGAGTTTTCTCAAATTTTCTTCGCTTATCTGTCCACCATAGGTGATAAGCCCACTAGAACCTATTTCAGAAAGATTCGGGGTTTTTATATCGTTAGGTTTTGTTGCCATTCTTTATCTCCTGGTTACGATATACAAACAATAAAAGGTTCTTCAAACTTTTGTGCAGCAACTGTGGTAGCTCTCACAAACAACTTATATTTACTATTTGTTGTGCCACCTTTTAATTTATATCTGATAGCTTTATTACCAGTATAAATGGTAACATCAGAAATCATAGTTGCCGAAACATCAACGTTGTTGGAATCATATATAACAACGCTAGCTGCATTTATAGTATCTGTTCCCAATATATTCGTAAAATCACAAATACGAAATTCTTCATTATATGACGGTTTATCTATCTGTTGAGGTATCGCCATTATAATATCCTCGCTTTTATTACCACAAACCAACAATACCTGTAGCTGTCGTTCCGGTTTGGTTTACTCTTTTTATCTGGATTGGGATAGTCCCGCCAGCAACCGCAGTAAATTGAACGACTTGATCATTTGCTGTCAATACTGTGACAGTTCCCGCTGTAGCAACATAAATTCTGGCTACTTGTTGAGCCAATAGAGTTGTATCGTTCGGTGTAATTGCTACAGCATTTTTAAAAGTTAGTTCGGTCATTTTGCAATCCTTTCAGAATCTATTTATTTTCTTACAATAGCAGAGTTTATAAACGAACGTACAACAGCTTTGTCTTCATCACTTACGTTAGTAGTCGTGTTTGTGATAATCATAGTTTCTACAGAATTTATGAAGCTATCAGCACTACTTTCAGAAGTAAACTCAATGTCTACTGTTTGTGAATCAAAAATTATGTCTTTTACAACATCAGTAAGAATTGCGGGGTTAAGGGCTATATCTTGAAAAACTCTGGATACTTCGTAATCAAAATATCTAAGGGTTGCGTAAGATAATTGTCCTCCCGTAAACTCTAATACTACTTGCGCTCGAAAATAACTACTAAAATATTTGGCTTTAAAATAATTGCTACTAAACATTAGCTAGGGTCCAATAAAACTTCAGTTCTATCTCCTACTGCATTTATCGTTGCTATAATCCGGTCTTTTGTGTCGGCCAAGTCCCTGAAACGTTCTGTTCCGGTTCCGGCCCCAGTCAGCTTGCCGAGTATGACGGATGCCATTAGACGGGTTAGTTCGTCGCTGGTCATTCCATTTTCTACAATCCTGTTAGCAAGTGCCTGCACAGTTGCTGCTGCAATGCTCTCTGCGGTTGGACCAGCTATTCCGCTGCTAACTACAGTATTTGTTAGCACTGATCGGTTCACGATCATATCTGTTGCCTGAGCCTCAAGGTTTTCCATGAGGGGTGCGTTAGGGTCTTTACCAAAGAAGCTACCCTGTATTATGATAGTACAGGGATTGATAGATGGTGGTATACCTCTCCATCCAAGGTCATTACGCATAAACAGATACGGCCCGACAAACTCAGTAGCGGATAATGGTACCATCAATGATTCAAACGCAGGTGCGTACTTCAGATTATCGTCCAACACCAGCCAGTCGCACCACTCTGACCACAACTCATTGATTGAGAAGGAAACAACCCCGTTCACAACGGAATCGTCCCTCATGATTATTTTTTTGTTTATCCCATCAAAGATAAACTTGGACATTAGGCATAAACCCTGTCTGCCTCAGCTACCAGAGACAATGCAATAGTTTTAGAACGAGTTAATGTGCCGGTGGCAACAACGTACTTGGCTGATCCTGGTCTGACTCCAACTATGGTTACTGCCTTGTCAGTACCTGCTGGACCTCCAGCGGTGCTGTTATCATAGTCAAAATCAAATGATATAACCCCCGAATCAATAGTTCCCGCAATCGGTGTCACGTTATCGGCTTTCAGTACCGTAATTGCCCCTGCCTCGCCGTAGTCATCACCTACCCCAGGACCAGTAGTGTACATCATTCGGTAGGATGACCCCGGTCCTACCAGTGGAGCATTGAAAGTAATTGTTCCTGAAGCGGTGTAAGGGTTGGTGCGCTTTATTCCATTGTCATCATAAAACTCGATCCGGTTGTTATCTGCTGTCAGAATATTATCA